AATTACTTTGGTGTTTTTACCAGAAGTAATAGTAGGATAAACAGATGCAAAGAACGAGTCTGCAACATGGTTTGGAACGAATGCAAATTCGTCGAGGAATAGGATATTGAACGACATGCCTCGGACAGCACTTGCAGACGTAGAAGCTGCCAATATCTTACTGCCATTTTCTAACTCTAAAGATCCTTTGTTCCATGATATGATACCCTGCTGCATCCATTTAGGCAAGTTTTCGTAAGCAGTTTGTAACCTACTGAGAAGTTCTCTAGCAGTTGCCGCCTTGTTTGCTAAGATGCCAATGTTAACACTATCATTAAAAACAGCATAATGTAGAAGATAAGATACCACAGTGGTAGACTTACCAGTCTGACGTGGCATCTTACAGATATTAAACCTGTTATTATTAAAATTGTGAATTAATTTCTCTTGAAAGTCATAAGGATCAAACTGCGTCAATCCTTCATCAAGAGAAACAATTTTTACATAGTTTTTTGCAAAATAGACGGGATCTTCTTTACACCGCATAAACTCAAGAACTTGATCTTGAGTAAATTCGATGGGTGTATTTGCTTTTTTTAATAATGGATTACCAAGGTACTGTTCATTCATAACAAATCAATTTCTTTTAACTTCTAAATTTGTTTCTTTTTCATTTTGACTTCACATCAAATTTATAAAAAAACGAATCGTTTTTTGTCTTTTTATTTTTAGCATCATTGATAATATAATTATTTACCCAAGATGCATTACTAGGTAGATAACGATATGCTCCACTGTCTACTTTTTGTTCTAAAAATTGCTTAAAAGTTTTCATACATCTATACATCCATTGGTGCTTTAGGATTCCTTAAAGGAGTAATTTTTTGTGTACTCGGAGTTACAGATGGGTAATTGAATTGTGGAGCTCCACGATTGGTGTTCTGAGCAGGTACACCTGCTCTCTCCCTTGCCCTATCCCTTTCTCTATGAAAATCGAGAGTCGTGTTCCTTCTACCCAAACCGAAAGCACGTCTGCCTCTATCAATATCACCAGAACCGGGTACAATATTAATATTGACTCCTTGTGGAAATCCTTTTGGAACTGTTTGTTCGATAAACTGTTTAAAAGTTTTCATCAGCACTTCCACCTTCTACGTGCTTTACAAATTTTCTTATCTGGGGTTTTTGAGCAATCGATGTTGTGCATCTTCATCTGACCTTTAGATCGACTGCAATAAGAAGAACGACGCTTTGCATCTTTGCTTCCTTTCTTTGGATTGCCTGTTACAGCAGTCTTCAGTTTAGAACCTGGATTCTCACGCTTATATGCATTAACAGATTTTTGACTCATACCATCAACACCATCTTTGCGATTTGATTTCTGCCAATCTTCTTGCATGTCAAAATCTGATCTCCAATCATAATGATTTATGGATTCACTTTTCGTGGAGAAAGTCATTGAAGGACTGCCACCATAAGTAATTTTATCTTTTGTTTTAGTGTTATGAACATTAGGTGCTTGGAACTTTCTAGGTTCAAAATTACGCTGCCCCTGAGATCTTACCTGATCCGCAGTTTGACCTTTTTGGTCCATTGCAGCATATCCACCACCAGCTTTAAATTCTTTATTTGATTTTCTATCAGCAAACCTCCTTTTAATATCAGATTTCGTTTCAGCAGAAACTTCTTGAATTTGCTCAATCCCTTCTTCCTTGACACAATTTGGATATCTTTTTCCAAACATTGTCTTCATACCCTTTTTCTTATATCCTTTCCAACACTTTTCATCAAGCATCTTACTTCCAATTCCTTCAGTTGGTTGTAGTGGTTCTGTTTTGATAATATCTACAGATTCATATTCAAGTGCCTGAAAATCATCTCTCCAATTGGAGAACTCATAACTTTCTTTTTTGGTTTTGTTACCCCAGTTCTTAGCACCTTTTTTACGGCACTTAACTAAAGCACCTGATGCATAAGCACTTGGCCAGACAGAATAACGAGACTTGACTTTATGATAGCAAGCATCTTTCTTACCTTCATCAACCATTTCACCTTCTGGTTCATAATGTGCTTTATCTAATTTAACTCCTGGTTTCAAATTCTTTAATCTCTGCAGTCTTTCTCTTTCAAGATCCTGTGGACTCTTCAAACCTCCCTTACCACCCATCTTAATCATATCTCTGGGACCTGTACCCCAGGCATCGCGTTCGGCAATAACTTCCTCTTTAACACCTCTTGCCTTGTTGATGGCATCTTGCATTTTTTGATTTCTAGATTTAACCTTCTCACCAACTTCTCTTGCTTTGTCCATAAGTTTCAATCCAGCAAGTCCTGTACCTATTGCTAAACCTGCACGAATGACATTTGCAGCACCTTCATCAATAGATTTTGATTCTTCTCTCCAGTTTGAATAAGATTCTGTTTTCACGTTGATTGCCTTTCCTTTTCTATTTGGATTTGGATCTTGACGTTGCTTTCTATTAAATGCCTTTTTCTCTTCCTTATCATTTAAATTTGCAGCCATTTTGCTGGACCCACACTTAGGTTTGGTCTTTTGTCCTGGTTGCTTTGCACAAGGTTTTCCAGCATATTTCCCACCCAATTGGACCCAACCAGGTTTGCCATCACTAGACTTACTCTTACTAAACCAGTCACGCAAAGAAGAATCACCACTCTTCGATTCGCTTACTTTTTCTCTACTCCCACAATGTGCTCGTTGAGAGAATCCTTTTGGATTATTGCAATCGATGGATTTTTTGTACTTTGCACTCCACGATTCAGAGACGCCACCTCCGCCGCCTTCACCACCTCCATCAGAAGAGGAGCCATCCCCGTTGCCATTGCCATTTGAGTGATTTCCATTTCCATTTCCTCCATTACCATTATTTTTTGTTTCTTCATCAGAATCATCACCTTTTTCCTTACGAAGATATCCACCTATACCAAGAATATAACCACGAGGTATTTTTTTACACTTTTCATCAGTGTTGCAATAGTAATATCCTTTTTTGCAGGACTTCTTAGACATCACTTACTATCAGATTCATTATTATTTAGAAAACCTTGTTTGAGTAACTTTGAAAGTTCTGATGTAGACCCAACAAATAAAGCGTTATTTGTTACATTATTTGGTCCCTTACTACCATTATCTTCTTCCAGATCTTTTAACTTTTTCTGAAGATCTGCTAATTTATCTGTAGTATCTGCAACAGATTTGATTAATTGACCCGCAACTTCATATGCTCTAGGACTTGCACTTTCACCTGCAAGTTCCATAATACCATTTATTGCTTCTTGACCCTTTTCAATCAAAGAATATAAGTTTGCTCTTGTATACTCATAATCTTTTTTAATATCATTCTTTTCCACTTTTAGTGGAACAGGTTTTACTGGTTTTGACTCAACAATACTACTTTCAATATTGAGTGCTTCATCAATAGAATCATAACTATTAGTCATTGTTATTAGATATCAATTTTACGGGTTGGACTGAATGTCTTGGAATCTGCAAAGAATTCAGTTGTTTCCGAGAATCCAAAATCATCACCTGGCATTAAAAGTTTATGGTCTAATTCATCAATTACACCATCATCATTTTTATCAATTTTGGATGTTGGTGTAACTGTATAACGAACTTCTCGTTTGGCAGTCTTAACATCTGTACTGGTGTACATATCAACCTGAACCTTACGGATAAGTCCATCACTACTATCGGCAACAGGACCAAACAGATAAGTTTTTGCTGTAAACTGTAAAGTATGTATCAATGCACGTCTTGTATCAAAATTTCCTTCATAATCATCTTGGAATCCAACACTCTCTAAAATAATAGGAATATCTCTTTTTTCTCCAATAGAATCTACTAAATCAATAGTTAAATTGAAGTGTGGTTGAAAGTATGGCAGAATTTGTTCTAATATCTGTAATGAGTCATCATTCAACTTTGAAAGAATGTTTAATTCAAATCCAATGTTATACGGAACTGGCATAAAAACTTTTTTTGCCTTACTACCGTCATCACAAGTTTTAAATGTCTGAACTAAACTTGATTTTCTGGTTGCATCATAGTTAATAGATGTCATTTCAAATGACATCCTTGGCATTGTAATTTGAACTGCTCTATTTAAATCTGCTTGTTGTGTAATTCTTGCAAGAAATTTTTGACTAGGTCCATATGCAAGAGGTACTTCTATCTCACTAAAATTTGTACCATTTTCTCCCGTATGACGAACATGAATATCGTTGAATAATGTTCCAAAACCAATAATTGTTTTTCTAACAATTTCGTGATAATAATAAGTTCCTAACATTAAAACGTACCAAATGGATTTCTTTCTGTAAAGTCCAATATTTTATCTGCTTGGACTTGGAACTCATCGTTCTCAGTATATTTATCGTATAAGTCTTCGTGTCTATATTCTTGGACTGGGTAGTAAGCTCCAGACTCTTGTCCAACAATATTTTCTCCCCTTTGGAATCTTGTTTGTGTTTCTCCAATCCCAACGTTGGAAATCTTAAGGATTTTAGTATCCTGATCCCATCCTTTAACTCTTGCTCGTGTTTGAGATCTTGATCCAATTATTATTTCATTGAATATATAAGTTCCAATGCCAGCAAGAGTTTCTGGATCTGCAATAGTTACTTGTGGAGAAGAACTATATCCTCTACCAGCATTTTGAACGTAAATTGATTTGACAACATTTGAAGTTCCATCACGACCAATAGATGCAATACCTACTGCAGTATGTGCAATACCACTTGCAGGTGGTCCAGCAATAGTTACTGTTGGTGCAGTTCCATATCCAACACCAGTATCAGTAATTACTAATTTGACAACGCCTTGACCAGAGGTGACCAATCTACAAGTAGCAGCAGCACCAGATCCGCCACCACCAGTAATTGTAATAGTTGGTGTAACAGTATATCCTGCACCAGCATTGGTAAGAAGAATTCTTTCAAGACCAGTAACTCCTGCTCTTGTTGTCATGAAACCAACAGCGGTTGCAGTATCTCCAATCTGACCTGTTGGAGAAGATGTAAATCCAATAATTGGTACTGATGTATAATTTCCTCCATCATTATTTAAGAATATCTCTTGAATATATCCACTAGAAACAGATCCCTCAATAGATGCAGATGCCGTTGCTGTTCTACCAATACCAATCAATTGAAGTTGGGTAATGAATCCTTCATCTTGAACTTGAGTATCGATAGTTTCGATTGTTGTATCAATAATTTCATCTTCATATTCAAAGAGTTCACATTTAAGTTGATAAACGTAGTTCTTTCCCAATTGGTAAAAGGGATCCTCGTGCTCAACAAATTTTACCTCAAATAATCTCTGTCCTAAGGGGAAATAAATCAAATCTCCTTCCCTTGGGCGAGTTGGAGTTGGCATTATTGAATCATCAGTTCCATCATCCTGACCAGCCATAAATGGAGCAATGAAATCTTCAAATCTTTCTTTTGAAATTGTTAGAATCAGTTCATCACGAATACTGACCCCAAATTTAGTCATAATATCGCCAGCACCACCATATCCTTCATAGGTGTTTACATATGCTTCTATTGCAAAATTATCATCAAATTTTGAAGTTTGAACTTCTTCCAATACAGTCTTTTTATTTACATATTTTCTTGGAATATATGTAACTTCAACACCATGCATTGACAGGTGCTCGTTTATTAGATCTTGGACCAATCTTTGTTCAGATGCAGTCCCTTGTAAAAAGAATGGATTAAGTGCCATTATCCAATAAAGTCGAGAGGTGGAAGTTCATACTCTGAAGACATACGTGATTTAATATCTGCCAATTCTTGTTCTGCTTGTTGCAAAATACCATCACCATTCATCTCAAGACCGCCTGGAAGTTTTACTCCTCTAAACTTACTTAAGTTTCTACCCCATTGACGTTTGATCAGAGCAGTCAAAAATGGTTTTATAAAACTATCATTGTAAATTTGAGTAAATGATACCGGATCCAGTGCTCTATAACATTCTAAAATAATAAACTCACCTACATTTTGCGAACCCCAATCAATATCTAGATATAATCTATCTTGCCTCTTATTAAATCTTACTTGTTTATCTGGAGTAAGTAAAAAATCAATATCCTCAAGATAAGTCTTAGTCATTGCATACTGTAACAACTCTACAGAGTTGAAATAATACATATCATTCAAAAATAATTGATATTTAATACTAAACATTCCACCAGAAATGGAACTAGTATCAAACTTAAATATCTTTTCTACTCCAATAACCGATTCTGGAACTTGGATGTAATTTGAATTCTCATAGAAACTAAAAGTTGTTGCAGTTCCTACAATTGTTGATTCGCCAGTAGTAACTGTTACTCCTATTCCAGTTTTTGGTGCTACTGTACTTGATCCTGAAGATTCTGCTGCAGTACCTCTATCAATATCACCTTGTGTTATCTCATACTTGAGATACATTTTTTCCACACCATCAAAATGGCGCTCATTAAAATATTGAATGGCATCATCAACTAGATCATCAATTTGATCGTCGTCTACATTAATCTCAAGAACTGGAGCACCAAGTTGACGTAAACAGTAGTCTATGAGTCCTTGTCTAGATGATGGTTTTGCCATATTAACCTTCTAATTTTGCTTTAAGATCAGCGTTCTCTTCAAGTAGAGATTCTACTTGTTCTTTAAAATCTTGAGACATAGTTGCCAACTTTGCCTCAAGAAGAACATTTTGATTTGATACCGCTGCTAACTTTGAATTATAAATTTTTATGAGAACGTTAACATCAACTTCACTTTGATTGTCCATTAATTACCTCAGAAAGTTCCCCCGTCAAGTGTTGAAGTCCAGTGGGGTTTGTTAGTATATATTACACTAACAGTATTGGGAACTGAAGCAAGATTTGCAATTGCTCCATTAACACCTTCTCTCCTAAGATTGCCGGATGTATTAAATGTTCCCTCAACACCAATTACATTAACAGAATTTGCTCCAGTAACAGCAGTTTCAACAACACCATAAGCACCAGTAGTATCCTGTCTGATGATATCTCCTGCAGACGCAGTAACAGCACTGCCAAGAGCAAGGGTGTTCTTAGTGATAGCAGTCAACATCTGTTTAGATGTGACTACAGGCGATGCAACGGCATTTGTGGATCTCTGAAGACCAGTGTCATCAAAGTAAACTATACCACCAGTATTGTAATCACCAGATTGGTAGTAGATACCTTTAATATCTAAGAAACCTTTGGTTCCACTGACAAGACTGCTTGCAATACTTGCATCTGGAACATACGTCCATCTTCTACTGTCATCTGCGTGAGTTCCGTGGTTATCGGCATCAGCAGCACTATTTGCAATAGAACTATCATCAAAACCAAAGAAACCTTCTTTATTATTTGAAGTTCCACTACTTGTGTTGTAACTGAAAGATATACCTCTATCAGTATTACTATCGTAAGCGTGAGTAAGTGTTACTTGAGAAGTTGTTGTAATACCAGCAGTACTATTTGCTGACATCGTAACAACTTTAGTGCCTGTGTTAAAGGCAGTAATTGATGTTGCACCAGGAATATTTGCGTGAGCAATAATATCACCAGTATTAATACCAACTACAGAGTCTAAAGTAATTGTATTTGTACCACTGGCATGTTCTGCCATTACTGTTCTGGTACTAGTTACATCACCAAGATGTAAAATTGCATCATTTAAAGTTGAAGATGTGGAGTTGACAGTTGTTGTAGTACCATCAACTTGTAAATCACCTTTGATGATGACCTTACCTTCATTACTTAATCCATCGGGATATGGATCAATATACAGTTCATTACCACCACCTGCTCTAGTTGCGATAACATTGGATGAAATACCAATATTACCAACTTCAAGACCATTTGTTATATTGACGTCAGTTTCATAAGTCCAGGGAGCACCTGTTACCTTAATACTATTATCACCATCTTCATCATATTCAATCTTTGAATCTTTATCATTGCCAAACGTTAAGAAAGTGTCATCAGGAATGACAACCTCTCCAGTTCCATTTGGATCGAGAACTATATCTCCATCGGTATCGGTGGATGATAATGTATTTGCATCTAACCTTAAGTTATCTACATTCCATTGATCTACCTTAAGTGAAGATGCTCCACCTAAACCGGTATTATTTGCTGGTGCAAGAACTGCAACAACACCATTGTCTGAATTTCTCGTATTTGTTACACCTTGGATAGCACCTGGGTCGTGCTCCATCATTGAGGTGTAATAGAATCCACCTACAGGATTGGCGTTTGTGCCGTCATCTCCTAGGAAAATCCTATCTTTATATTGATTTGTTCCTCCGTAACTACCAATACCAGTTACGTATCCAAGTTCACCCCATTGTAAACTGGCTGGTTTGCTAGTACCTGAGGATCTCTTAATCCTAATAATACTTGCCATGTCAGAAATTTCCTCCGTTGATGTCTAAATTCTGCGTTGCACCTGGTGTCAGGGTTAAAGTTGCCTCCCATTTTCGGATACTGCTGTTGTAAACAAGCACCATACCATTCTGCAAGTTAGAAGCACTAACATCACTGAGTTCTGCCAAAGAAAGACCTTGGGCACCCGCCAATGAAGATATTACTTTTACAGCGGGTTGCTGACCTACTCTGACCTTTATTTCAGCCATTTATATACAATTCAGGATTTAAATATATTTATATTCCTGGAAGTCCTAATCTAATTACAGTTTCCTGTTGCTTCAAATAAAGCTTGACATATGATTTTGCAATATTTTTTAGCATATCTCTATCATCACAAGAATCAATTTCTCTTGCTAGTTTTGTATACTCGAAACTTTTGGAAAGTTTATCCAACGTAATTTCATCTGGGTCCATTAGTAATCTCCCTTAGTAAGGATTTTATTTCTTCAATGTCTTGTTTAAGTGAATCTAACTCATCTCGCTCTGATTGCTTTCGCTTCTTCATTTTAATATATTGATCATAACTTGATGAGTCAGTATTAACAATAGCGCCAGTATTTTTATCTCTAAAAAGATGACGCTCACCTTCAACAGGAATTAAATTGTCACTATTCATATTATGCAAGTGCTATTACTCTAAAGTCTGTAAGTGAAACTGGTGTTGATTCATTTGTGGATGACATTACAACCTTTAATGCAAAGGCAGTAAATTGATCAAGATTGTTTGCAGTAAATTGATACTCCGAGAACCCTTCGGTTCCATTAGGAGAAACAAATGCATCCGCTCTACCACTATTTAAGTCTGAATTAATTACCATATCACCGAAACCATCTCCATCAGTATCTCTCAAATTATCATATCCTGGAAAAGGTACAAATTTCTGAGGAATTTCCGTAGAATCTGCTTTATATAATTGATATAAGACTCTAAAATCTGCACCTTCTTGTACATTAGCAGCAATGTACACTTTCAAACTTGTTGCTGGTTGTGCAAGAGAAATACTCTTAGTTACAAATACCGCACCATGTGGATCCTGATCTATGGAATTAGATCTAGAATCTGTAATGTAATCACCGACTGGAGCATTAGATTTATTTCTTCCAAGAATGAATGTTGCATTTTGTGCATCCATTACGGGGGAGACATTTTCATTTTCACTTGCAAACTCAACTCTCATTGTTAGTGACTTATTACGTGGTAACGTTGTAAGTCTTTCAAGTTCATTTGCTCTGGAAGCAACCATTCTAGGAGTATTAAACTTGAGTGGTTTGTTGAGAGGAAGTGGTTCATATCCTTGATCTTGGAATGAAACTTCTCTTCCGCCTGCACTTGTTCCAGATATTGTTCTAATGAAACTTCTTGCTGAAGTTCCCTTTCCAGGGGTAATAATATTAAATTCTGAAACAATAGTGCTGAACTGGTAGTTTTGAGAAATACCAACTTCAGTGCCACCAAATCCTTTTTCAGATGCAAAATTCAACAAAGCATCTCCAGAAACCCTACTTGATGGTGTTGACCTGTCAACTTCTATGAAGTAACTATCAAGATCCGAACTTTCATTTTTATAAAATGTTGATGGAATATTATGAGTTTTGTTAATTCTCATCAAAGAAACACCATTGACTTCATATGGTTGAATAGATGCTCCAGTTTCATGTGCAATTTTTACAGTTCCATTTACTGCTCTTCCATCAATACTAAGAGTTCCTGCTCCAGCATTTCCTGCAGAAATATTACTGTAAGAAACTACTTCACTGTTTATGATTGCATATCCTCTACTTGTAGAAATTCCTTCAGCAACTCCAAATAATGAAGTATTTGCAATAGAAACTGTAGTGTCAGTTAATCCAAATGCTGCACTAAGTTCCGTCTTAGTACTATCTGGTTTAATATCAACAATTTCAATTTTATTGTTTCCACCATGATGTGCGTGATTATGCTGCTTAATGCTCATAATGTTTCCAACATACTTTTCATCGTAAATTGAAGATCCATTAGTTCCAACATTAGCACCAGCAGTTAATGCAGTTCTAGAAAGATGATTATCTGGTTCCGTATAATAAACTAATGCTTCACCCTGAGTATAGTTTTCACCCAAAACATTAGTCATATACAGAGTATCAAAAGTGGTATTATGAGTCTTGATTGTTACTCTGGCACCACTACCTCCACCACCAGTTGCAGATGTAACACCAACAACTTCTCCACTACGATATCCAGTTCCAACAGCAGTAATGTTTACTCCAGTTACACCACCAGAAGCATCAACTGTAATAGTTGCTTGTGCTCCAGATCCTTGACCAGAGATTGGGAATAGTGGAACACTATTATAAGAACCTGCCTTATACCCAGAACCACTATTTCCAATAGCAACGTTACCAGTTCCCGTTGCAGCAATAGGTCCGCCAGTTGCTTCAATAAATCCAGTCGTGCCTTCTGTTGCAGGAGTAACGCTTACTCCACCTTGTCCAACTTTTACACCTGTTAAAAGTAAAGATTGTTCATTTGCAGTAACACCAGTTACTGGCAGTTTTAACTTTCTTGGTAATCCTTGAATTGGATTATCTTCCAAAATGGAAGAATTATCACCCTTAGGTAACACATCTCCATTATACCAAGTAACGGTGCCAGATTTAACAAATTTTGCTTTATTAAGTCTGAATGTTAGATCTTGGAACTGTGAAGGAGTCCAGATTGTTCCATTCTGAGATTTGAACAGAGATCCACCAAGATACTGTTTAGTAACAACAACATTTTGAACATCAGGAAGACTTGTTGTTCTAACAGTCTTTTTGCCCATTGTTGCCGTCCACATTTCATATCCATCAGATGCTGGAGAGAGAATGACAATAGCATATTCTGTATCATTACCTTCAAGATAAATTGGTGATTCAAATTTAACATTTGTTGCTACTGGTTCAAATGGATTTGCTTCATTAACATTAATATCTGCAGGATTAAGTGAAACCTGAGCATAATCTTGAACTAGAAGACCTGTTGGTGTTCCAAGTTCAACTGTTCTAAGTTCAACAAAGATCTTTGCACCAGGATCCTTAGTTGCAAAGAATAGATCAACAGAAGTTAAGAAAATACCTTCTGGTTCTGTAACCGTAAATGATTGTGCAAGGGGGTCTCTATGAACTGCCTTAACAGTTTTCTTAATGTCAATTTCAGTTTTCTTTCTACGTGGTTTGGGTGGATTTCTAACAGAAACTCTAGAAGTTTCTTGGGTTAAAATACTTCCGGAACCACTATAAGTTCCAATTGCTTCCGATGCAAATACAGTAGATCCTGGTAATGGAGTTACACCAGGAGGAACTGCAGTAACTTTTACAGTTTTTGTTCCACTCTTAACTCTTATTGCTGGTGCTGGATTAGAATTTGGATTTCTAAAGAAGAACGTTCCAATTATATCTCCCCAATTATCGGAGACTAATTCGGCTCTTGTTATTGTCGCAACTGCACCAGATGTTCTACCAACAACTTTAAATCCTTTTCTTACATATCCATAAAATTTTTCACTAATAGAAAGAACTCTTACACCAAAATTAATCAGTTTTGATGTTGGAGAATATGCAGTTCCAGGTCCAGGTCTATCTCTGTCATAAGGGTCTACTTGATATTCTTCAACAAGAACCGCAGGAGATCCTAAACCAGCACCAATATCAGGTCTTGTAGTATCACCAAACTTATGATTAGGTCTTTGAACTCTTATGAATCCAACTTTTCTACCCCTAATATCGAAAATATCAGCATTTTCAAATACGGTAAATGTACCTGAATTCATTTCAATTTCACAAAGTTTGGGAACAATATCAACTTGTTGTGCATCAAGATACTTGTAATGCTTTGTATATGGTCTTAAACCGTTCGCAGCAAAGTAAACATTTCTTGAACGCATCCAAGGATCTGCTTCACCAGAAACTTTTACATCTTCAACATAATCAAATTCTCTTGCAGGTCCTCTAAGTTTAGGTTTAAACTTAGTTGTTGTTGTAACCTTAGTTGTAGTAACTGCTTTTTTAAGTCTTTCACCTCTACCACCACCTTTTTTATATTTTTCAATTACAGTTTTCTTATCAACATCAACAGTAGTTTTTGCCTGCTGTTTCCATTTAGCACCAGTAGATTCAGTTCTATGATCATTAATATAGATAGTTCTTACCCAGTTATCTGAGGCGGGATCAAGAACAACACCACCAACAAATACAATAACATTAAATGGGTTTACATTTTCAACATTAGTTGCGTGCGGTTGATTTAAATATTCAACTTCTTCATATTTTAGGGTTAGAAGATCGCCAGTTTTTTGAATATTTGGATCCATCAACTTAAGATTCTGAGTCATATCAGTAGTTGATGGATCAATTCCTGGATCTAATGCCAATTGTGCATTCATTGACCATAGATCAACAGGTGCTATTGCGAGAGATCCTTCTTTTGAAATATCAATTGTAGAATACCTAGGATCCATTAGAGATTTATCTCTAAAATCACTTACAATAAATCCAGATTTGAATCTATCAAGACCATTTGCATCAGTAACTGCAGTTGTCTTTGCATTCAATTCCAACATTGTAAGACTGGTAATATCTTCAATATTTTCAATTCTATCTTCAAGTTTTCCAATATCACGCATCGTAAATCTTCTATTATCTCTTAGAAGAATCTCTGGTTCACTAATAGGATTGTAGAGATATGCTGGAAGTTTAATTTGTGCAATTTCCATTGCATCATCACCAAGAATTGGTGGTTGTGGATTTTGTGCAGATTCTCCACGAATAACTTCAACTTCACCAATGCGATTAATTGTAACTAAATCAATTCTTGGTAGATAGAATTCATATCCCAAGAAGGATGATTCATCTGGTTTTACAACATATTGGAAATCAGATTCATATCTTCTACTTGCAAAATCGAATGGTGATTTAGTTTCATAACCACTAACATCAGTCCAGGGTTTAACTCTTGGTCTAAAATCAATAATATCAGTTGTACGAAGACCATTTGGAAGAACTGGAATATCACTAGAATACCTATCTTCAGTGTAAGAGTTCACTGTAAATACATCACCGGAGTTACCTGATGCAACTCTGTAGTGGTTAAAAATAATTAATAGTTTACGGGAAGGTACTGTAGTTCCTCTTCTCCTTACAATTCTAGAATAATCGCAGAATTGGTGGCGATTTCCAGTATCCAATCTGTAGTTAGGAGTTCTATTAACATAACTACCTTCTCTTACCTGTTGAATGACAGCAGAAATAGAAGATTCTTTAAACTTAACAACTTCTCCAACTTGATAATCTTCCGTATTTAAAATAACATAATCAATTGTATTTGCTGTTGCAGAAACAACTTGACCAATTGCTCTACTATCTTCACCTACAATTTTCTCACCGACAATTGCATTTTGGTCTAATGCTAGACCTGTTGCAAATGTCAATCTATCTAAAATTGGTGCTGCAGAATTTGTTGATTCATAAACTGCAATAACATTTGCAACATCTGGGAAATTTAGAGATATTTCATCATCTTGAACTCTAGTTCCATAATATGTACTAGTTGTTAAACCTACAGAGAATCTTGAACCATCAAATGATCTATCAACATTCACCTGTGTGGATCTAATATAGTCCTTTGATTTATGTGTAATGCCTCGCTTTTTCATTGTAGCAAGAACAGTTACATTACTAGATTGAGATGCTTCAAGATTAGTTATGGTAACTTTACCAGCATTCTCATCTAAAATTACTTGTCCAGAATCTAATGGTGCAGGTGATCCATCATTATATACAACAGAATATCTTTCAGCATCAAAAGTTTCAAAGAATACACTGCTGATGCCTGCGTTTGCTCCAATAACATCTGCTGATGTAAATTCTAATGATCCATTTGCATCAGTAGATTGCTCAGTTATTTGATAACTAACTGTAAGTTCTGATGATGCAAAATCAACTGATGATATATTTTGCTCTGGCAATATACTATAAAGACCATTCTGACCAACATTCAGAATTCTTGGTACCATTAACTCAAAGTTCGATGTTTGATTTGATACCGCTCCTATACAAACATCTGTAATATTTGTAGTTGGTGCTAGATCAATTTCATGATCTCTTACTCCACTAATCCTTGCAAAACTTGGATCAATTTCACCATCTTTGAAATAACGAATAATACCATTAACTTTTATTCCATTGACGGCATTAAAGAATCTACCTTGAACTTTCCCAAGATTTCCACCAGAAATTGTCAGTTGGTCTGTAACTGCAAAATTTGCAAGTTGTTTTGGATAAAGAACTGTGTCCGCTAAGAAGTTTTTCTTAAGATTAGTATCAAGACTGTCAGAGTCTTGGAATACAGACTTAATATCTTCAGTTGTAAATGCTTGAATACCTGTAGTATTAATTGCAGATTTAAATTTCTGCATATCATTAATAATTACTTGCTCACCTTCAAGGAAAGTTCCAGAAGTTTGGGATAAACTTAATGTATTACTACTTCTATCGGCAATGAACCCAGTTGCACCACTAGACATACCTCTTACAAGTGATCCATTAGGAACATCACCTGTTGAAAAAGTATTTGCTAGAGTTAAGTTTGTATATGTTTGAGTATCATATAAGTACAAGTCCCATTCAGTTCCTGCATTTTTATAGCGATCATCTGTTAATCCAAACCAATATACTCTTGCTTCTCCAATTTTAATGCCCTGACCAGTTCCATCGATACCTCCACTATTATCTTCGCCATTTCTTCTATCGGAGTACAAACCAATGACATTGGCACTGGTATCACCACCAGCAGCAGTTCCACCAATTTTAATATATGGAATTCCGTGTACATTATTAACACGAATCAGACTTCCCATTCCAAATGGAACTCTACTTCCTTGAACTTTTTTGACATCTCTTGGTTTATCAATATCTTTTACGGTAGAACCAACTAAATCAATATCATATCCCTTAACGTATGCAGTTCCTTCGGATATTTTATATGCCATCAAGTTATTTGATGGTTTGTTGCCATCTTCAGTAAGATCATCTTCTCTGAAGAGACCTCCATTACCAATTTCATTGTTTAAAGTGTTTGCACAATCAACTATGAAGGGTTCAACTGCATAATTTCCAGATTCGTCAAAAGTTCTTTTTGCAAAGTAATCTCTAATAAGATTGTAGTTAGACTTATTCTGTAACTTTTTAATTACACCGTTATCAACTCTAACAAGTTCTACAAAACTTGTATCTTCGGTATCGGTAAGTGCTTTCTTTGAAAGTTTTACACTAATTTTTAATCTATCAGCACCTGGTGCTGCATAGTTTGTAAAACCTTTTGCGTTATCGTTTAGACTATCATCTTCATTTGCATTAACAATTTCTTCTAATATATCAAAACCAACTCTAAATGAAACATCATTAGTGTATGGATCAAGGACAATTTGAGTTGTCGAAACATCAACAAATGTTCCTCTAATAAAGTAGACTCCTTCAGCAACACCAACCGCAAAACCTGTAGCAGTTGAATTTACCGAGAGGGTTGTTAGTACGGTATCTCCAATATTGAGAGTTGTATTACCATAACTAACATTTTCTTCAAGAATTAAGACTTCTCCATCAGAAAACTCTACCGTTTCGCCATCATCTGCCCCATCGCGATATTTAACGAATAATGTTATTTCTTCTACGCCTTCGTCTGGAGGTAGTAGAAATCCTTTAATTGTGCCAATTACTCCGGAGGTTTCTCCCTTTACTTTGGCACCTCTACCATTGTTTAAAGCAACAATCGATGACAAATATACTGTAATATCAATGCCAAGATGGTCTGGGTTTACCTTAACAGTTGTAAATTGGTCATCACAAGTGACTCCACCAGGAATCACCATAGAACCTTCTTTGACCATATGACTGCCAAAGGATTCTACCTGATTTTGTAAGATAGACTGAAGACCCGTTAGTTCTCTTGCCTGGACGGGAAATCCAGGTTTAAAAAGAACTCTGTAAAAATTATTAGCCTTATCAAAATCATCATAATAAGGGCTTACATTTAAGTTTGTCTTCTGTGACATTGTTTAGAATTCCAGTATAACTTTGATGTCTTCTTTTTGACGTGCATTTCTAGCAATGCTAGCTCTGTTGTCCAGGTAGATAACTTCCCCTGATCCTTTATTTATTTCAGGAACTGACATACCTGCTGTGAAACTAGAACCCAGATTTATTTGCTTAATTCCTGTTGGATTTGTAGCAATTCCTGAGAATCCAGTATCAACTGATCCTGTGAATGATGAAGTTTGACCACTAATTAAATTTGATGAAGATTCAAAAGCATATGGTCTACCATTAGTAGAAATGCCTGTATAATCTTGTTGATCTTTTGTTGTTTGATTATAAAATAAAGATCTATCCGTAAAATACTTCAAAACTTTAGTTTCGGTATCAAACGAAGCAACATAACCAAATGCTTTTGAAGTTCCGTTTTGAACGGATTGTTCAATTTTTTCACCAACTTTAGGTGTTCCTGTAATTGATACAAGTTTAAACGCAGATAATCCAGTAAAATTACTATCAGTAAATGTATTTGCAGTTCCAATAGCAGTTGGATCTTTCACAATTGACACTTGAGCAAAACTTGTATCAACTGGAAAATCTTTTGTAGAATCATCAAATCTAGCGTAGACTAAAACTTTATCAGTTCCAAGTTCTTTATAGATATCAAAACCATGACCTTTAGATGGTGGGATAATTGGAACTAACTTTGCAGAAGTTCCACTAGTATTTGAATTTATAGATCCAAGATCAACTAATGCATAACTATAATCTTTTCCACCAGAAGTAACTACAGTATTTGTAATTTTACCACCTTCAACATCAACTCTAACCTTACCACCAGTGCCATCACCAATGATGTTCATCTCTTGACCAAGACCATTAGCATAATTTGATCCAGCATCTTCAATATAAACCGTTTTGATTTGGTTTTCATTAATACTAGAATCTCCAGATTCTCTAATTGCTCTTATTTGAGAATCAGTTGAAGTTGACCAACTATTAGGAACTGTAATATAGTCTGTAGAATCAAATTTAATAATGTCACTAGGACTGATTGTGAATAGATATTTCCAGATATATCCATCACCACTATCCCCTGCCCTAGATGGTTCTAAATCAGTGAATGTTGGTTGATCCTGAGAAACATTTCCTTTGGGATTAGTTCCACTAGATCCATTCTCAACACAAAGATAAACTCTATAATCTTCATTCATTACATAGTAATTTGCATCATATAGTCGAGCAGCATTTGTTATGGGTGCAGGATTTGTGACGCTATAGTCATTTCTATAAACTTCATATTTTGTTCCCGAATTCCAATCAATTCTTCTAACAATCCTTCGTGCATTGGCAGAAGTAATCTTCTTACCAAAAAGTACAGTATCTCCAATATGACTAGCATACGAAAGATTATCTACCGGTGAAGGTGGATTGGTATTCCAATCACTAGTTCTACCATATCCAGCAGCAACTGGATTTGCTAATCCTAATGTAATGTAGTAAGAATTGGACTCAATGGAGTCCACAAAATTACTGGCATTCAGAATTCTAAATTGATCAGTAACAATAGCTGACATCTTTATCTTTTTTATGTATTTATAGATTATAATTAAAGGTTTCTAAGCACCGTAGAATGGGAGTTGATTATCTGCAGTAATATTTGCAGAATTAACAATAGACTTAGTAGATCTGATTGCACCACTCTTATCAAATCCAGCATTTCCTCTTCTTTGAAGAACAGGGAATGTGGATAATCCAGCATCAACTGTTAAACCAGTTACACCAATAGAAACACCACCACTGCGTTCAGCATAATTATATATCCTACCCCAAGATAGGTATCCAAGTGCAGTTGTTGCTGTACCTGCTTGATTATCCTCAAAACCTCCAGAAGTTGAAATTCCTGTAATAGGACTATCACTATGAACGTTCAGAATTAACTCAGCATCAGGTCCATTTTCAAAACTTTTTTGACTAACAACATATACATTATCTAGGAATGTGGTTCCAATGGCAACAACAGCATCATTACTATCGAATACTGAAGTTGCGCCAGTTCCAACTTTAGTTCCATAAACCATAATTGGATAACCAGCAACCAAATCAAGTGCATCAGAAGCAAGTTGTGCTTCTCCACCTGTAGTGTAATCTTTAAGTGCTCTAAAGTTAATCTTGAGGGCAAGTGGATGTCCACCAGTTCCAGTTGTTGTAGAAATACCAGTTATAATGCCAGAGAAACCTTGGATATTTGTAGATTCCTTAATTTCCTCCTTAATTAAACTAGGAGTTTCAATAATTAAATGTGGTGGATTTGTATTGGTATATCCTAAACCAGGATTTGTAATATTTACTGAAGATATCGATCCATTAGAAATAGTTGCTGTGGCAGTTGCCGTAGTTCCTATACCAACACCAATAACTTTTGGTGCAGAGAATTTAATATCCAATGATGTTCCACTATATCCAGAACCTACGTTTGTAGTGTTGATTCCAGAAATAGTTCCTGCTATAGAGACATTAGCAGTAAATCCTGCTCCAATAGGATCATTTGCATCAATTATAACAGCATCTAGAGAATCGAAGAGATTGCTAAATGATGGATGAGTATAAACCTCTTCCTCATAATTAAAGAACTGAATATTATCAACAAAGATTTCCGATGAGGTTGGAGTAACATCACCAATAATTTTTGCCGTTGGGAAGATTCTTGCTTCTAAAATATCTCTAGATTTTGAAATAAGATCACCTTTGATAAACTTATCTACCTTTTGCTTGGTCCAATCAAATGGTCTGTAATCAATATCATTAATTCCAGGTCCAGTGTAAATATCAGTTTCAACAATGTCAGAACCAATAATGTCTGAAATCGTTCTACTGCGTATTTGTTGCTGATATAAGTTATCAACTGCGCTTGAGAAGAATGGATGTCTATTTACGAATAGATCATCACCTTTTTTGATTGTTTCTTTAACTTCAATTCTAGTAACATCAATGCTATCTTGACCGATATAGAAGAATATGTCTACTTTATCTTGAGGTTGAGGAGCTTCTGTAAATATGAATGAAGAACCACCACCTTCAAAAGTATATGCTGCTCCTGGAGTTTGTATCACACCATTTACAAAAATTACAAGTACAGCATCTAAATCGATTGCAGATGATAATGGGGATTGAGTATCAAGTGCAAAACTCAATAGTTCACCAACATAGAATAATGGGAATCTTTTTCTACTTCCATCTTGGAATCCAGCAATATTATCGATATAATCGAGTTCACCGAAAGACCACGCAGCAAAGAAATCATTGAAAGTTGATGTAACTTCAACTTGGAACTCTGAAGATGGTTGTGCAAAGTCTTTTGCCGTTACAAGACCAACAACTTTAAACACATCACCAGGGCGGAAATCATATCCATTTCTAGTAAGTTTAAAGGTATCCACAGAATACTGAGCACCAGGTGCAACAGTTCTTGGTGGAATACTTGAAGATACAACAGCGGTTGTAACGATACCAACTAATGTATGAATTGCAGATTGAACATTTGCACATTGTGCTGGTGTAGTTGAAGCGGTCAACTTGCGCTCAATAGAAGCAAGTTCTGAGAATGTGAATATATGATTATATTGTTCACCAGCTGGTGATGCTCCAACATTAACTCTGAAAGTATTTGTGGTTACATTAGTAATACTTAAGAAGGTATCTGCTGCAGGATCAGTTGGTCTAGGATATCTGTGCTCAGTTGCAAAGTTATCTTTATCACACTTAAAGATTAGTGAATTAGTTCTAATCTTAATTTGATCTCCATTTGAGAACTGATGATTTGGAATTGTTACTGTAGTAATCCCAGAAGAAGCAGTGTATGCAACGTTGGATGGTGTGTATTTTACAGTATCATAAGTGATTGATGTATCAAATACTTGTGTCTTAGTAGTATATCCACCAATAGTAACTGCCTCATTTCTCATTGCCTGCACTGCAAGATCTCTTGCCTGATCAAATGCATATGCAGTTTCTTGTTCTTCTCCTGAAACGTGTGCCCCAGTAATATAAAGATTTGCTGCATCTACAGTATAATCATTGCCACCATATTTTAGATTGTATGAGATAGACTCAAGAACATCAACGATATCATCCTTACAATCTTGTCCATTAGTGCCTGCAGGAGGTGAATATGATGGGAACTGCGCTAACATTCTTCCATAAGCAATATCAGCAATAAATGCTGCATTATCCTCAATTAGATTTGCTGCATCAAAGAACCTATCACCAAGTGCTTTTTCAGTAGTTTGTGCGATGGTGAGATTCATCAGAACATTTCTACCTGTCAATGATGTTGCACCGATACCAAGTCTAGAAACACCAGTAACTTCCATATTTTCATAATTTGGTTCAGGAATTACAATTCTTGGATTCTTATATCCGGAACCAGTAGAAGTTACATTTAATGCAAGTGTTCCACCAGCACCAACAACTGCTTCAATGGCAGCCCCAGTTCCAGAACCACCACCAGATCCAACATTTACTGTAATAATATTTGTTGTAACATTAGTGATTGTAAGATTCTGCCCTGATGCTGGATCAGTTGATCTTGGATATGGTTGCTCAGTAAAGTGTTGGTCTTCATCACAAGTAAAGATTAATCCATCATCAGCAATTGTAATGGTATCACTAACAGATAATCCGTGGTTTGGAATAGTAAGTCTTAAAACACCAGTTTTTGAATCATAGTTTGCTTTTGTTGGAGTGAATGGTCCACCACTTGAAGCAGTAACGCTATTTGTAATAGCACGAACAAATTTATGAACGAATGCAAGATCGGTAACTGCAATTCCGATAGGATGTCTATAACCGGATCCAATATTAAGATCAAAGTGCTGATAAATCTGACCATCTTTAAGATAGTTGTGAATAATAGTACTAGGACCTACTTGAACGTTCAGTTTTGTTGAATCTATAATATTTGCAATATCAAGAGATCTATTATGATCTGGGAAAATGCTTGTAGTTACTCCAGAATAAACACTGGAGCAAGTAAACTCAAGACCAACAAGTCTAACTCTATCAGCACCCTTTAAGTAATGGGAATCTGATGTTTCAATTTCAAGGATACCACTAATATTATTATAATGTGCCGTTGTAATTGAAACTGGATTAATAAAGGTGTTTACACCTACAACACCTGTGATTGCACCAGATGAATTTGTTTCTGCAATGAACTTAGCACCAACAAGAGGTGCATATCCGAGACCAGGTGTTGAACCTAATGATACAATTTGACCACCTCTTGGTAACTGATTTTGGTTAATATCCGATTCAGATTGGATGTAAGATCCATCAACTGATGTAATGCCTGTGAATACTACACTAGATATTCCCGAAATATTATCTTGTTCAAAATTATAATTATTTCCAGAATTATTGAGTGTAGATGGAGTTTGGAATACCCCATTGATGAATAAGATTCCACTTCCAATACCAACACCTGTAGTATTCAAACCAGATGTTGTTAAAGTGTAAGTTTTACCAACCCCAGTAAAACTATCCGAAATATCATCGAATAGCATATTCTTTTCATAATTTGATCTTAAGAAAGTTCTTCCAGAAAATTCTGCCTTAACATAAGGAAGATTGGATTCATTTCTTCTCGCTCTTGTATTACCTTTTGGTGGATCGATGAAGTGGACATTATTACCAACAATATTGAGTGCCCCTCTATAAATCCTTGCTTCTGCGCCATCGCTGTGTGCCTCTGCTCTGGTTCCTAATGAACCTCTTTGAACAGCAACTGTTGGGTGAGTTGCAGCGGTACCAGCGGCAATAATTCCATTAATAGGACCAAGAAGTGCTCCATTAACATTGGTACTCAATCCAACCTCAACAACCTTCATATATTCATCATCAATTTTAAGAACATCTCTTGGTTGAACAGAACTAATACCTGTGAGATTGAAAGTTGAAATTCCAGCAGTAATTCCACCATTATTGAAATCTAAATTGTGATTAATTGGTGTAAATGCAATTGGTTGCTGAACAATACCATCCAGAGCAATAACAGTTTTAGAAAGTTTCTTAGTTATCTCAAGTTCGTGGATATTACCTAAACCAGCATCAGTAAAGGTTACAAATATACCTGCTTTTGCATATTCACGTCTGGTTGATAATTGGAATGTATCAGGAGTGAGTGCAATAGGATATACTCTATCTGGCAATTTGTCAGTAACAATACCAGTATAACCTTCGGTGGAACCAATCCCCATTGCGGTAGAACCAATGCCAGCAAATGTTGATGATGGGCGGTAAATAAGTTCTTCTCCAGTATTAAAGAAGTGATTGCGTAATGTAATAACTCCAGTTACATAATTAACTTGTGCAGTATCGGTGGGAACGAATGACTTGACATAGATTGGATCACCTTCATGGGAAAGTTTGAATTGAGTTCTATTTGCTCTCAATCCATTGATTCCATCATAAGCATCATATAAAACCTCACCAATAGTAGGTCCATATGTATTTGGTAGTGGTGTATTATCATAATCTTGCTCAGTATAGAATACTTCATTGTATCCTTGAACTTCTACGTCATATGGAGTATCTGGATAGAAATTTAGATAATATCTTGATCCATCAATTTCCCCACCAAATGTCCCAAGTCCAGTAACATTATTAACTGCTGCAAATGGACCAGGAACTACTGTAGTTTGTAAAGTATTTGAAAGAATTGAAACCTGATGAATTGCAGAAGTTTCTCCTGCAGAAACACGAACAACAGAATTTGAAGATGAAACTGATCCGAGATCAAAAGTTCCAACTCTAACTGCAGTTGTTCCAAATCCAACAGTAGATTCAATCTTAACACTCTTCTCAGTACCTGCAGGTTGATTATTTACAAGATACCTGTATGTTCCAATACCAGTGGTTGTTGTTCCAAATCCAACAATAGTAGAACGAACATCATAAAGACCAACTAAGGAAGAAATACCAATATTCTGTGCAGTTAAAGAAACAATACCAGCATTGGCATCATAAATTGCTGAGAGTATTCCAGTTTGTGATGAACTATAAGATAATGATTGAGTATCAAAATAATACTCACTCAAATAAGTATCAGTACCATCAAAATCTACAATAGCTTCAATATAGTTGTGATCTGAGGTAAATCTATCAACAATTTCAACTTTGGCATACATCCCATTAAAATCGTTAACTGGGAAATCAACTAGAGTTTTAATACTAGATGCTGTTCCAACACTGCCAATACCAGATACAAATGATCCGACAAGATCAATTGATCCAAACGTAGTTGATCCAGTTTGAGTTCCACCACCAGCTAATGCTGTGTATAGATACGATCTCTTGAGGATCTTAATATCATGATCTCTTTCATAAGGATCTGTAGGTGTAAAGATTAAGGTTTTTCTTCCTGCAGAATCAAGATCAGTACTAAAATCTCCAAGTTTTTCTTTAGTAAAGTTCGTATATTTTTCAAATAAGAATGTATTCAAAGTTGTAGATTGATATACTAATTCAGAAAGTTGAACATCTTTAGTATCTGCATCAATAACTTGAATCACATATCCAACATAATTATCGGAAAAATCAATTTCATCTAATTCAATGAATATATCTTTAAATCCTCTACTAGAGAAGTTATTACTAATGTCATCGTGAATCAAGACTCTATTAGTTCTACACTCAATATAGTCCTCAAGTTTTATATTTTGAAGTTTTAAGAACTTAGATTGATCAAAATTGGAAAGTGCATTTTGTCTAATATCATAATCAACTACATTATCAAAATTATTAATAGTATCAACTCTTCTTTCATTTACAACATCAAGAATTGCAATACTAGTTGTTGTTCCTGCAAGTCCTACAGTAGAAGATCCTGTAGAGGTAACTCCCACATCAGCAAAATTCTTTAATCCTGCAGGATGAATTATGCTATTAACAGGTGAAGATTGTTCTTCCCAAGTAATTGGACTCTTAACAGAGTAAGAAAGATTTTGATAATAATCATTATTAGGAATAACCTGATGATCAACACTAATTTTCCCAGTATCATCTCTCCACCCAAGTTCTTGTTTGGATGAATAATCAATATTAAAATATCCTTTATTTCTACTTACACCAGTAACATCTGCAATAGTACCACTTATAACTCCCTTAATTTTATCTCCAATATTTAAATCATAGTTACCTTGAACCTTAATGTAGTCATCTCTAATTAAAGATACAAATATATCCTCTTCAACAAAAGATGCCCCAGTTGTATTAACATAAAGTTGTTCATTAGCAAAGAATTTTGATCTATCCTGAATAACTGTTACTTCTGGGTAATATTTTTTGTTTATAATAGTTGCATATCCAGATTGAACTGTTTTAGCTAAACCAACATTTGTAGATAATCCAACACCAGCATCATCAACAATTTCAAATTCTAGAGTTGCAGGACTAATATTATTATAACTCTTAACTTTGAAGAAACGATAGTTATAATCTGAAGAATTATATCCAGTTCCTGTTGAATCTAAATCAATACCTTCAATAAAAATTTCATCACCAACTTCAAATTGAGGTTGAACAAATCCAAGAATAGGTGTCACAAGAGTACAAGTTGCAACTCCACTTATGCCATCACCTGTCATAGTGGAAATACCAACACCATTTGAATTATTAACAAACACAAGTTTATGTGTTTCTGATGCTAATCCAAATAATGGTGCTAAAATTTCAATTTCTGCAATAGCACCATTTGGTGCTTTCGCCAAAAGTGAATCTTTGTCTACAATTTCTTTAGTCGTATCATTAATAAGAATGACGTCAGGATCTCTGAGATATCTGCTACCTTGAGAAATAATATTAAAATCTTTAATTGTGTCTAAGTTATCTAAATTTATTACCGGTGGAACAAATGTTTGTGGTCTTAAAGTTTTATCTGAAGGATAATCATATCCAATATCTTTAAATCTTACTTTTTTAGGTGAACCAATAGATGTAGATTCTGCAAAAATATTTGCATTAATACCTGTTTCGGATGTTACATCTGTGAATTGTGGCAATCTTTCAAAATTAAATCCTTTAGATATAATTCTTACTTTACCAATAGATCCGCTTAATGCTGATGCAGATTTTGTAGAATATTCAAGTTTATCACATTGTGATTTATTATATGAGAGGACTGATGGAATTTTAACAGGAGAAATTTTAAAGGTAGTTGTATTACCTGCACCCGTTATACCAAATACTTTATGACTACCATTATATTCACTATCAATATAATTAATTTCTGAATAATCATTTACATTTGTATCTGCAGTACTAATATATCCAGATTTTTCTAATGTATAATACAACCGACTTGGAATATTGTTAGAGTGCTTAAGTGTTAATGTTGGATTGGTTAAAGTACCAAGACCAATAGTTGATCCTGCACTGATAATATTAAACTCACTATTATTTGCAACACTAACAAATTCATTTACAAATTCTTTTTCTCTGTATATTTTTAGATTATATCCAAAGAGAGATGGATCTTGCAAAATGAATTGAATATCAGAATTTCTTACGACATCAAGTCTTGGATTAATTAATGATATAGTATGAGGACCAGATCCAGTAGCAGTAATATTAATCTCTTTTTGACTCGCAGGATTTGATTCGTACTTAGTTTCAGAAAGTCTGAACGTATTGAGAGAATCCTTAATTATAAAATAATCTCCAGATACAATTCCAGTTGCATCACCACTATAGTAAATTTTATCACCAGTGGAATATCCGTGGGAAGTTAGAGTAAATGTATTATTACTTAAGTTAATTGCACTTGATTCTACATCAGTTGAATTTACAAGAATTTTTTTCTCGTCCAAATCTAATGATAATCTTAACGCTGCTGTTGTTCCGACACCAACAATAGTATTTGGAAGAACGTTTAACTTAATAACGTCATTTCGACTAAGACCATGAGTTTCTGCACAACTTACTAGCGTTGTAATTCTACTTAAATTGCCAGTAACTTGATCTTTATTACTCTTAATTAGATAATCTGATCTATCTGCAGCATTTCCAACATTATAGAAGAATAGTCCTTCTGATGTTGTACCAACTCCTACAGCACCAACAGTCTCACTAACAAGTCCAATATAATTTCTTCCCTTGTTAATTACATAAAGATCTGTTTCTTTTGTTGATAGATCTGGAATAAAGAATGTATTTACATTTGAATTATTCATCCCGACCGTGAAAGAACTTGGATTCCCAGCACCTTTAGAAAGGGTTATTTTTTGTCCAGTAGTAAATGGATGATTTGGGAGGTAGATTGTTCTAGTCGGAATAGATATTTCAGATGTAGTAATACCTACGGTAATAATTTTTGATATTGCAGAACCATCAGTTAAACCAACACCAACTGCTTCTAAAGGATTGAAATATACTAAGTCATCACGTTTGGAAGTAAACTTTTTAGTCTTAACTGGCAATCTAACTCTATCACTTATAACATTCAACTCACTACCAAATGTGTGAGCAACACCAGTCGTATAATTTGGTGCTTCACCAAATCTTTGAACTCTTAGTACACCATTATTAAAGTTATTCAGAACTCTAACACTTTCAGTTCCGGAACTAGAGAAAATGGTAATTGTATTTCCTGCAGATACTACAGGAACATTGGAAACTAAAATATCTTCAAATACACCAACACCAGAAGTTGCTCCAGTGAAAGAAGTCATGGTTTTTGCCAAACCTACTGTTTCTGTAGTAAACCCAATATGATGAGAATCTGCTAAGTAAGTAACTGCAGTGGATAATCCAGTTATTAAAACAGTGTCATTATTATTAAAATCTAAATATCCATCTCTAGAATATACAGAAACTACTCTATCAGTATCCCATTCAAATACTACATTCTCATAAGTTTCTAAGGATGTTGAAACTGAATCAACTTCAATACCCTTAAGTTCAGAAACTTGTGCTCTAAGACCTCTTCCTTTGGTTCCAGTTTCATCAAAGTTAACTACATCACCAATTTGATATCCACTTCCACCATCAACAACTATTACTTCATCAATATCTCCCTGGCTAACAGATTCAATTCTTGCAATTTGTGCAAAAGATTCATATGATTCGTTTATAAAATCATAATTTGCATCTTTATCGTTTACTTTGTATGGAAAAGTATTACGAACAAGATCTGAATTATTGAAATCAAATGTTTGATCTAATACTTCATTTTCCTTTATGAACTTTGATCGGAAAGAATTTCCAATGAAATATGGATATTGTGGTTCTAAAGAACTACCATCTACATTCACACTAGCAAAGTATGCATAAACTCCGTTTGGAAATTCTGTTGTTTTACAAAATCTTCCATTGTGCTTATCAAGATCACCGACATCAGTAAACTGATAATCTTCAATAAAGAATCCTTCTGGATAATTTGATAATAATGGGCGATCAATAATAGAATTTGAATTTATAATATATCCAGATTCTAACAGTCTAACACCAGACTGAACATCATCTATTGTCGAATATCCATATGGTCCGTAAATTGGATTACCATCATATGCCCATCCAATAATTGGAGAATGATTACTAGCAGTATCATTGAATTTTATTGCAAGATCACTTGAATATCCATACATTGAATATACAAGAAGATCACTAGTTTCGTTAGGTGAAAGATTTGAGTATATTTTTTCTTGTCTTTTTTTAGTATAAGATGCAAATCTTTCAGCATCGTTGACTGTAAGATCTCTAACTCTTAAATCAAACTTTGCTCCAGATCCCCTTGGTTTGATAATAATATCAGTAAGATTTTGATCATATCCAATTCCACCATTTATAACTTTGACCTCAATTATTTGTTCTCCATTAATACCACCAAGAATCGGTCTTAAAACTGCTCCAGTACCGGTACCTTCAGTTTCAATAATTGGTAATGATTTATATCCTGCCCCTCTGTTACGGATCTGTACGGCATCAATTCTACCATTAAGGATGATTGGTGATAACTGTGCGTCCTTGCCCTGTGGAAGCGATATTAGGGGTTTCTTATGGAGGTTTAGGGTATTTGATCCATATCCAGTTCCTTGTTCATAGAGATATGTATCAATAATTTCTCCTGTCACGATTGGAGTGAAAACAAATGTTCCTCCAAGAGTTGATCCATAGGAAACATTAATGTCAACACTAATTGGTGGATATTGGAAAATGTGTGTTCCAACTCCAACTGTCGTAATATCGACTACTTTAGATCTTACAAGATCTGTTGTAATAGAAGCGCCAATACCAACATCTATAACACGGAAATTATCTGCATCAACTTTTTGAATAGAATATCTGTTTGTATCAGTTAATCCACCTATTGAAGTTCCTTCATATGAATAGTCAACAATATCATCAGTATTAAATCCATGATTTTTAAAGTAAATTGTATTATACTCTGTAGAGATTCCTGACGAAGAAACTCTCAATTTTCTGTAAGTGTATCCAGATCCAGACTGAATAACTTTAACTTCTCTTAAATTTTTTCTTGATAATGTTCTGAACTTATGAATACCACTAGCAGTTGTTGCTGTAGAGAATCCAATAGTATTAATTCCTGCTAAAGCATCAGCATCAGTTTTGAATAACTTGATACTGGTGGTATTTACAAATTTTGTAACATACTCATCACCACTCACCAAAGTTCCTTCAATAGATTGTGTAGGATCGTTTGCTATACCAATTGATATTGCATTATGTCCATTTTGATTATAGATCAAGTGCTGACCATCAAAAAGATTATGAAAGTCACTAAAAGTAATAGTTTCATTATCAATATCTACTCCACCTCCTAGAGAAAGAGCACGACTATCAAATGAAAGTTCTCTAAATCTTGACCCCATAACAGGCTCAAGTTGACACCCAGAACCATTACCACCAATTAAAGATATACCTTCAATACTTTCAATGTCAAAATCTTGAGGATCAACTAAAATTTGATTGACGATACCTTCAATAACAGGTTCAACAAGTGCATTAGTATTTCCAAGTCCTATGGGTTTACTAATAATAATTTTTGGTGGATTAATAACATCATATCCCTTTCCACCATTTAAAACTTCAAACTCACTGATTGGTCCATAATAAATTTTATCTCTAGATTCTGGACTTGAAATCTGAGTACCATCAACTAAAAGTCCAATAGAACCAATTTTTCTATTTTCACTCTTTACATCTGATAGTGATGTGTTAAGAGAGAATTTTCTAAGAATTTGATTCGGGGAAAGAACTCTATCTTCATGCCTTCTAAGAGTGAAGGTATGAGTTCCTATAAGAGATCCGGATCCTCCACCACTAGAAACAGTATAATCAAGTTTAATATATTCATTACCTTTAAGTAATGCTTTTGATGAATATAAGTAAATTTTATTATTGATTACTGTTCCAGTAGAATCTACAAACTTTTTAACGAAGTATGATGCATTAGAAACTAAACCAGCAATTGGAGTTTCTGCAGTGTAAACAATTTCATCACCATCTAAGAAATCGACATCACTTGGGAATACTACTACAGTATAGTTGTTGAAAACATTGTCTCTTTCACCAAGACTGTCAGCATTTTTTTCAATAATATCATCATAGATTGTATATGATGGTAAAGAGTTTGAAGTAATATATCCAAACTCATCGTTTTCATCAGTATACACATTTAAAGTGTCTGCAATGTACACATCATTGCCCAAAGAAAGTGCTACACCAACACTTTCGGATTTCTCAACTCTTCTACGAAGACTATAATTTACACCAGTAGATGCGGCAAAACCTACAATATTACCAAGAGTAACTTCTTTTGTAGGTTCACTAACAGATACAATAGTTGCACCAGAACCAACTACATTAGAACCATTTACAATATCAACAGTATCACCTCTTTTGAGACTTGATTTATCAATATCACTTAATAATGTAAAGATTGAACCATTGATAGTATCTACATTGTAACTTGAACTTGTATTATAAATCCAAGAGTTTGCAAAAATTTGTTTATATGTTCTGTCAGTTGTTGGATTAGTAATAACTTCGCCAACATTTCTTACTTTTATTTCTTCTCCCACTTCCATTAATGAGAGTTTTCCGAGAGGATTGAAGTCTGCCAGTACACCCGTTATACGGAGGTCTACTCTCTTGGTTAGGTCATTGTCCTCATAACCATAAACATACTCATTAGAGCGGATTCTAGTACCCGTTGTGATCGCTGCACCTACATTGATACAACCATAAAATTGATTAATACTCTTTGCAGTGTAATCAATTGCATTTGATCCTACAACAACAGTTCCAGTTTGACCAAAACCAATCGTAGAATCAACATTGATAACAGATGATCCAACAGAAACATTCTCAAGAACTCTTGAAGATCCAGGAATTGTAAATGTCCCTTCAATTAAATCTCTATCATTATATCCAATAAAGAGACCAAGTCTATAGAAAGTCTCATTATTCCTTGTAAAAATTTCTACATCAGATACAGATGCACTTGTTCCACTATCTGTAGATTTAAAGATAGTTTGCCCTTCCAATTTAAAAGGATCTCCAGATATCCTCTCAACAACTATAGTTTCTCTTCTAATATAATTTGCTGCAGATGGTTTTATAAGCCTTTCTTCAAGGTCAATAACACTTGCTTCAACACCATAAAGAACTTTAAAAAGAATTTTTATAGATTCTTCAATACCTTTTGATTGGTATAAGTTTCTTGCATGCTTTATAAAGTTACCGACATCAAGATCAGAAACAAATTCATATTCTTCTAATCCTGGTGTGAAAGTTCTCTTTAATTTTTTATAGAATTCTTGTAAGAAGAGGGCACTAAGGTTAGTAACCGTCGAATTGTTTGAATGTTCTTCTGCAGAAGTTTCTGAAAAGACAACATTTTGCTTATTAACAGTATTAATTAAATTTGATATACCACTATCATATCCAGTAATACCAGTAAATCCACGAACACATCCAGTAAATGTCGTTGAAGTTTTACTAGTGTATGTGATAATTTCATTATCAATCTTCAGAAGACCATAATCATCTGGAAAACCTTTTGTAGATGTGACTACAATTGTTGTATCAGATGCAGAAATCGATGAGGATAATGCCGTTTTACCAACAACAACTTCAGGAACAAGATTATCTACCCTAAGATAACGATCAAGATTATCTACAAGGTCAATATTACCTCCCTGCTTTTCTTGGGAAATATAATATTGCTTAAAGAAATCAACTGCTTTTGGGAAGTCTGAAACTAAAAATTCTGGAAGTTGACTCTCAATAATTTTATTGAGTTGAACTCTCTTCTCAAAATTCGACATATTTTTATTTCCTCTCTAGGTCTCCGTTTGAGTAACTTGAAGTATAGTATTCTCTTGCAAAAGATACACCACTAATGTCTTCACCAGATGCTATAACATCTTTAATCGTATTTATCCTACTACTTGAAACGTCTAAACTGAGGTACAAATCTTTCAACCCGATTACATCATTAGAATCTGGGAATGCTTGAACCTCAATAATGGCGTTTTGTTGTTGGGTTGAGGTGATATTAATTGTATTTAAAAGAATTTCACCTTTAATATAATCAACTGTACCAACACCTCTCAAAGCAACTTGTAATTGATCAGTATTTGTCTTTTTAATTGCAGATATAACACCTTTTCCACTACCATCAAGATTTCCTAATGCGTCCTTATTTGGAACGTCAGTCAAATAAACAATATCGCTTGATCCAGTGATTGTAAAACCAGTACTCTTGATGTTATATCCTGCAGGATTGATATGAAATCTATTACCAAAGCAAAGTTCGTATTGAGCGAACTGATTAAGTAATGATTTCATATCTCTTCTAATTCTAACCTTTGTTATATTAGAAGTAATTGCACTATCAACTCTATCAATCAATTGAAGGACTTTACTGTACTTAAATCTACCTCCAAAACGATTCATATCAACATCTTTTGAATATGTTGATAACGTATCAGTAATATTAGTCTTTAAATCGTTTGCATTACTAATTTTTGATACATCATAGTAAATTGTAGAGTCAAGTTCAACGTGCAGAACCTTAAGATCGATGATTTTTTGATTAATACCCGCAATAGAATACTTTTTAAGTTTATTGAGGATGTTTTGCTTATCAAAATCGGAAATATATGACCCATTCTTGGGTTTAATACTAATTTGAACCGTTCCAAACTGTGGTGGAACCAATTCCTCACCTCCAACTACTGCAACCGACTCAGTATTGGAGTAAATTGAAGAAATAATCGCTTCATAGTCCCTTGACGTAACCGCTCTGTACTGCGCGGAATACAATCGTGGGGCAAAGTACTTAATAGAAGAGACATTCTCTATTTCACCACCATTTATCGCCCTCTGAACGACTGTAATTGGTATAGCACCAGTAGGAGTGGTTCTAACACCATTCTCATTGATCAAATTACCTTGAAAATCGAAGGTATTCGGACCATTTCCTTCTTCACCATCAGTAATAATATATCTTACCGTGATGACAGAGTTATTTTCTAACTTTTTACCAAAATATCCATCACCAAATAGCAATTCATATCTCTCATCCGCAATTTCCTGAATCAAATAGATCTCAGATGACTTATCAATGTTTAAAATGTTATCAATCTTGGCAAATTCTCTTCCAAGACCAGTATCATTGACTCCTTTGACATAAGTTCTAATTGTAGAAGCATCAATATTGGGATTATCAAGAACAAAACGTTGATCAACAGAATTATTAACTAAGAATTGTTTGCTTAATAACGTTCCTTGGAAGATCTCAATGGGTGCATCTGCTGTTCCAAACGTTGCAGCACCATTTTTTATCGTTGTTGTAATATTTTCAGGTATTGAAAAACGATATGATGTATTATCAAAGGGTCCAACAGCAACTAAACCCGCATTGAGAGTTAAAGTAGTACTAGTAGAGGTAGTTGGAACCGAAAATGTGACTTGTGCCTTTGCAGCACTCTTTGACCTTGGTACATATCCAATATTCCTTGCCAACGAAACTACGTTTTCGCGGACTGTTGCTCCATCTAAGAACGATTCATTCACTGCCAGGTTGGCATTGAATGCATTAATGTACGTATTGTACGCTAAAGTATCGATTAGGACGGAAAAATTCGATCCTTCAAAGTCAAAATCCGTAAAATTTGAATTAGAACGGAGATATGACTTGATTTCTGCTTTTATCTGATCGAAATCTAAGTTAGTAAACTGTGTAAAAGGCATGTTTTATCGTGTTGCCTCTAGTATGAATGAAAAATTTGAGGTTGGGATATCTAATCCAACAATATCGAAGAATACATTACAATTAAATGAATTATTATCTGGTTGAGGATCAACTTGAATCTTTAGATTTTCAATCCTAGGTTCGTAAAATCCAATTGAATTTGAAATTTGTTCTTCAATAACAAGAGCAGTACCTATATCCACAAACCCAAAAAGGCTCCGACGAATATCGGAACCAAAGGTTGCGTTAAAAAATCGCTCAGTCGGAATTGTTTCGACTATATTACGTACAGATCTAATGATTGCACGTTCATTCACCAGCACAGGTAGGTCCTTTGTCACAGGATGTGGATCAAAGGAAAGGCTGATATCTTTAAATGCTCTGGAAATCCTCCGAGTTGACATTATTATGGTACATTTTCCTGAATTTATTTATATCCCTTACTGAGGATTTTGCTTTTCAACCACTATTTCTTCAGGATCATTAGTTTTTTTAGGTTTGGACCAATAATCTGTAATCAATTTAGTAGTTCCCCACATCTTGTACATATATTCAACATCGCGATCTACGTGATATTTTGACATTAGTTTTCTTTTTGGTAGTTACTCAGAAAGATCTTGTGGACCTTCATCCTCATCCGTGTTTTTATTATCACCAACAACTTCACGAATTAGTTTTTCGTGTTGTTTTGCGGCAAGGTTATCTAAAAAATCATTAATTGGTTCCATCTTGTTCCTCTTGTTGACGTTCTTTTGCTGTTTTCCAATGATACTCATCTTCACGACCCATACCTAAACGGTCATAACCATTTTCAACTTGATAGTACTGAGTTGAGACTTTAAAATCAGGCATCTTAGGTTCAACTGGTGTCAAACTATTATCAAATATCCTAAGACGATTATTAGGATATAAAGCATATTGACCATTCTCAAGTTCAATTAAGTTATGAGACTTATGTTCTGCAGGATTTTCACTTGTTGCCCAATCAACATAATCGGGATCATGATGATAATTATCTATAGTACAAACATAAGTTCCTTTTACATTCCCGTGATCTCTTGTATAACATTCAAAGTCCATTGAACCAATGAACTTCTTATCAACACTGACTACACCATAATCCATACAATTCCAGAACTGTAGGTTAGGTAAACTCATATCAGGTGTTGGAGTTTCAGGATCTGCCACAAAGGCGCTAATAGGTAACTTATCATACATTGCAGCATATTCTGGTAGATATGTCTCAAAATAAAAAGCACGCCCAGGTATCGATTTAACTGATACCCAAACGCCTTTTACAAATTCACCATGACCAGATTGATGATCAGTAAGATATTCTTTACGGACCCATACTTCCTGTGAAGGAAGATTAGCAATCAAACATGCCATAAACTATACACAACTTTACCTATTTACCTTGTCCGCGATATACCTTCTTTGCCCCATTGCGAGACGTCGCGGTATATTTTGTATTCTTTCCGTTCCCTTGACGAGTCTTCTTCGCGGGGGCAGATACATAATCACCTTTCACGAGACCTGATTTTGCTTTAGCCATAATTACTCCTCTAATGAATTAATTTGTGTTATAAGTTCCGAAGGATTGGGAGAACCCGTCTCATAAAATTTGAGAGATAGATCCTCCATTGTATCGAAATACTTCTCCTGAGTTAAGTTCTCATAAAGTACTTTACCCTTATGGAGAATTGTATACGATTCTGAGATCATATCAGATCACGCGAGTTTTTTCGTGACCAACTCTGATACGAGGATCACACCAAATCTCAAATCCTGCTTCCTTTGCATCCAGACAGAATGATACATCTTCTCCACACATATCCTGTACTTCACCAGATTCAAAGACTTGCATCTTCGGTGCAAACCAAGGATATGGAAGACCTTCGTGTTCAAAGACTCCATTCTTAATTAACAACCAACCGAAACCTGCATAGTCTACAGTGAATGGTTTACGACGCTTTGCAATACTCTCAAGCGTTTCGTGGTTCATAACACCACCATTACCACGGAAATCTTCTTCATCCATCCAATGTGCAACCGAGGTGGTTTGACCATCTTCAGTACAATACCATCCACTTGCAATATCCTTATCCATCAATACTAACTGATAGAACTTCTCAGTGTTAAACACAATATCACTATCAATCCATAACTGATAATCATACTGTAACTTACCATCCCAAGGTTTCTGATCAGGTCCTCGAAGAACATTAGCACCCAAACACTTGCAACGGGCGAAGTTCACCATTGAACTATAATCTTGTGAGATCTGAATACTTGCTCCGTTCTGTACAAGATCAAAACATAATTGTACAAAGTTCTTCAGATACGTGTATGATACACCGCGACCTGGTAAACAGAATACTACTGTCTTCCCTTTAACCATTTCTCTTGCTTTCGCAAAATCCCATTCAGGTTCTTTCTGTACAACTGGTGATTTTGCCTTTACTGTAAATCCTTTAGCCATAATTAGGTCAAGTTTGAATTTGAATCGATTCAGTATTAATTATACTCTATTACTAAGAGTGAGTCAACTCTAACATTCGGTAATTACGATACTGTGCCCATCAACCTCCATATTGATCTGTGTACCCTCATACCAACCATACTCAGATATAATCCACTCGGGCACTTGAATTACATATTCACCTGTGACAGGATCGACCTCCACAGTGGTAAAATTTTCTCCGGGATTTTTTTGCATACTCGGTATCCTTTCGTTCATTTTTGTTTTATATAGAAAAG